CTGCATCGCTTTCTTGTGAAGAACAGAGTTCTTCTCGAGCGTAAGTTTATAAGCTTACACTAGCCAACCTCCCTTAATCTAGAAAGGATTTAGAAGCTCCTCAAATAGAGGAGCCTACTCCACTTCGGTCGCTGCCCCAAAGTACCCCTGTCTGAGCTTTGTAAAAGAAGCTCCATCAGGAAAATGTACAGGTTGATTAAGCCTGACTATTTTGTAATTTGAGGTATATCGAAGTGTAAACGGCATGTTTGAGGGAGAACCTCTCAATGCTGCCTGTAACATCGCGTTCGAAAACGCGTGTGCATCAACCAACTCTCCGAGATAATCGGGAGTCGGGTCAGCCGCGAGGACGGTGTATCCCCATGACCAAGTCTGCCTATTGTAAAAGCAGGTTTTTGATGTCATAACTACCTCCAGCGGTGCCCAGAAGGCACAATCGAAGGTTGTCTCTAAGCCTTTCCCAATAACCCATTTCGGAATATTGGTAGAGGGGTCGAAGGGAACTACAAAACGAAGAGGACGAGGAACAACCCTTATGAGGTGTTCTCGTACTTCTCGAAAATAGAGTTCCTGAAGACCCCCACGACGAAGCGACTGGTTATGAAAACCGTAGATACGCTCGAGTGAATCGAGTTCGTGATCTAAGGCAACAGGCCTAACGTTAACGCCGCTATGGAAATCCCCACCGCAACTCTCCCTAAAGGGACCTTCAGAGAAGGTCTTCTTGGGGTTTGGCTTAAAACCGAGGAACCGCAACAAAGCGATAACTCTGTCAAAAGCACTACGACGAACTATAATATCGTCACCATAGACCCGGAAGTCAGGTGCGATACCAAGTTCTTCATAAATTGCGTGACACACACTCGCGAAAATGAGTGTCTGGAGGGGAAATACCGAACCGTTGCCCATGGAGGCAAAGCTTTCGTACCGACCGAAGGTGCCGTCAGGCATCTCGTAGTACTGCGATCGCAAGCTGTCCAGGAGCTCAAACCATTGAGTGGGTAAGAGTTCTTTAACGAGAGAGTACGCTAGCATTCCGCTAGCAGACTTCAAGTCAATTGTACAGAAAGGATCATGTGAATCCCAGTCGCGGGAACCTAGGTACGCAAGGCGTACGTTCAGTTCCTGATTACTGAGGTCGAAGCCTGCATTGCGCAGCTTCATTCGCATTTCTAAGTCGCAGCCCTTTAGGACTACGGTAGTGCATGTCGGTTCGTTCGCCACAATTCTCCGAATTGTAGCGTCCTTAACAGCAAAAGCAATTTTGTTGTGACGGACACATATGCAGATATCGGCCAACTTACGATCGAATAATTCCCGATCGTAACACAGGTATTGCGCCTCACCCTTCATGAGGGTTAGGACGTATTCCCTAATCTGGGCATGAGCCCAGAAGGCTTCGCATACATGCGGAAATGCCTCAGGTGAGCAGGACCAACCATCGTTCTCAGAGCTGTTAAGCTTGCGAAAGATGTTGGTCGCATTACCGCTCACACCGATTGAAGCACCACCAGTAAAGCTGCACTGAGAATAGATGCGCG